CCTGAAACAGGGTCTCGTCGCTGGGCGGCTCGCCCGCAGACCAGCGTGTCAGCACACCGGACATGGCCTGCAAACGCTCGGGCATCAGCGCCCAGGGCGTGGTCAGGAATTCGGAGAGCAGGAGTTGTTTGTTCATGTGTTCATTCCAAGTTGAATCAGGGAAGCGGCCAGTGCGTCTTCCTCAAAGGGCTGTGTTTGTTTCTGCGCCCAGGCGCTGACCTGGCTCGCCTCAATTCCAAAGGCCTGGGCAATCAGGTCGGTTTCGTTGGCTCCCAGGCAGCCCTTTTTTGCGATGCGCCGGGCCAGCCGGGCTGCGTTGGACTGCACGAGCCTGCGAAAGCGCAGGCTCGTTTCCTGATCGGATGGGGCGGTTTCGTCCTCGGCAGGAGCCGGATCGGTGGATTCGGTCTCCTTCTCAGCCTCTTCGGCATCCTCTTCCTCGACCATGTTCAGCGGGCGAAGGGGTTGGTCCAGGCCTTGCAGCGGGTTGAGGTTTTCTGCAATGCGTGCCTCGTTGCGGGTGAGCCAGCCGTTTTGAATGCCGCTTTGGTAATAAGCCGAGCGGCTGGCTGCATCGCCGCGCATCAGGTTGGCAAAGTCGAACTCGACTTCCAGCTGATCGCCATCGAGCATCAGATCGGATTCGATCGAGGCTTCCCAGCGCTCGGCCCAGGGCGTCATGGTGTGCATGACAAATTCCAGGCTCTGCTGCTCGATGTTCGAGAACGTCGCCCGGTCCAGGTCAGCGATCATGTGCGGCGGCACCCGAAACATCCGGGCGATGTCCGTGATCTGGAACTTGCGCAGCTCCAGGAACTGGGCGTCCTTGTTCGTGACGCCCACCTCATGGAACTTCATGCCGTTTTCCAACACCAGGACTTTGCCCCGGTTGGAGCCGGACTGCGCCGCTTGGTAGGAATCCCTGAACACCCGCTTGGCCTCTGGGTCCTTGAAGGTGCCCGGAAACTCGATCCAGCCTCCCGTGGGTTTGGCGTCGTTCGTAAAGAACCGTGCCCCGTAGTCCTGCGCGGCCAGAGCCATGCCAAGGCTCTCCCGAGCCAGCTCAATCGGGCTCATGCCCATCAGCCCATCCGAGGAAAGCCCCCGCAGGTGCCAGATCTGCCCGCGTGGGAATACGGTTTCATCCCCGTTTTGCATCCGTACCCGGTAGCGGAAGTCCCCGCTGTCCATCACCTCCATGCGCACCCGGTCTGGGTGAATCGGCATGAGCTCGGTGATCTCCCCCTTGGGGTTGGCGATGATCTGGCAGAAGGCATTGCCTCGCAGGGCCAGGTGTCCCTGCAGCATCTCGCGCCACTCAAAGGGGTTCTGGAACCGGTTGGGCTTGCGGGCCAGGAGGCCGTAGAGCCAGTGATCGGTCACCCGATCCTTGCCCCCGTCCTTGCGCTGGCGGTACACCACCACCGGAAGAGATGCCATGGTCTCCGACAGGATGCGCACACAGGCGTACACCGCTGCCAATCGCAGCGCCCCATCGGGCGAGACGCGCATGCCGGAGGCGCTTCGCACCGACACCGGCTCAAAGAAGAAGTCTCCCCAGGGGGAGCGGTCACTGCTTGAGGCTCTGAATCGATCGATGAATGTGAAAAGTCCCATTGCCTCAGAGCACCATCAACTCATAGTCGGATCCGAGCACCACCGAGTCCCCCGGTTTGATCGCCCTGGAGAGAGCCATGATCAGTGCCACGATGCCGTCTATCTTGTTTTCTGCTCGCTCCTTGCGTGGATAGATGTTGTCTTTGACGTCCAGGTGCGCAACCACGTTGCTGGCCATCCAGGCCAGTACCGGGTCGCCGTCATGGACGAGCTTCTTTTGCAGGACCAGCGCTTCCAGGGTCTTCATCGGTTCGCTGAAATTCAGCACCGTGGGTCGCACCTCGATCATGGGCAGGCCATCGGCCAGCATCCGGGTCGAGAGCTGCGTGGCCTGAAACGGGTCGAAGGCCACTGCCTGGATCTCAAAGCGCGAGGCCATATCCAACAGGTCCGACTCGATCCAGCCGAAGTCGATCACGTTGCCCGGGGTGACGATGAGCCGCCCCGAGTGCATCCAGCCGCCGTACTGGCTGTTGCCTGCACCGTTGACCGTGTCCTCGGGCAGGTAGTACTTGCCGAACGTCACATAGGCGTCCGAGATCTCCGGATGCCGGAACACCGCCACCAGGGCGGCAATGTCCGTCTTACTGGCCAGGTCCAGGCCAATCCAGCAGGGCTGGCCTTCGAACTGCTCAATGAACATGCCATGCTCGGTACAGGCGTCCCAGGAACGCATGTCCATCCAGGCCGTGTCCGCATTCACCCACTCGTTGAGGTGCTTGGTCTTGAAGTTGTTCACGGCGCTGGGCAACTGCATGGCCTTGGCCTGCAGCGGCCCGAGCACCTCGGACCTCACTGAAATACCCCAGTTGGGGTTGGCCTTGATGAGCGACTCTTCGGTGGTCCAGTCATCCCCATCATCGAGCCCATAGATGATCCCGAACTGGGTTTCATCCTCGAACACGCCATCGAGCAGCTTGGTCACAAAGGACCGGACCTCGTAGCAGATGCCTGCACGGTTGCTGCCCGCCGTGGTGATAACCCACAGCAGGGAGTTGTCCCGCTTGCCGGTACCGGTTTCGACCACGTCGTACACCGTGCGGGTCTTGTGTGCGTGGAGTTCATCCACGCAACCAAAGTGAATGTTCAGACCATCCAGCGTGGATCCCTCGGCCGAGAGCGCCTCGAACTTGGAGCCAGAAGCCAGAACGTGCATGTTGTGGGCCCCGACGTTCACCGAGAACCGGTTGCGGAATCCCTGACTGCGGCGCGCCATGTTTTG